CCACTACTAACCTGACGGTGAACCGGTTTTGACAAAACCGTCGCGAACCTACCTAGCCAACACTGATAATCATCATTCCAAGTTCTACGAGCATGGAAGTTCGTAGGGAATTTTGAATATAATGCTGGCGGAGCACTAGTCGTATCCGTAAAATACGGAACACGCGGTAAAACTAAATTAACCACGTACGTTCTAAGCTCGTGTAGGCCCTTGCTCTCTGCTAGATTAGCGAAAGAGCATAAGGCAGCGAAAACTTCAGGTGATAAGGACCGTCTATTATACGCATCACAGCGATAATAGATCGAAGACACGTCTATGCCCTCGTAATAATCACCACCGCACGATTCACGAAAAGGTCCGTCAACGAAAGTTTTATCCTCGTTAACGATAAAACCTAAGCTTGTTAAAGCTTCGGTTACCTCATGCGTAATCGCAGTGTCGACTATTAGATCATCACCATAAACACTATACTTCGGCTTAGCCTTAGTATTGCGTTTGCACCACTTTTGTGACACATACTCGATTATAGCAGCAAAGATTAAGCACTGAACGGGAAAGCATAATGCTGATCCCATCGGCGCGAACTTCTTTAGCGCTATCACTCGTCCATCGGGTAACTTAGTTGCCTTTGAACGAGTCGCATATAACCATTTTAATAGTGGCGTGCGATCAAATATGCGCTTTACGAGCGACCAAGACACTGAATCACTAGCCGCGCTAAGGTCAATCGTTGAGTAAGAATTATTCAACGACCCTTCCCGCGCTAATTCGCGATTCTGACTTTGGTCTCTAAGCTTAATACGCCTCGATAAGTACGGATGCCACTCTATGTAATCATAGAGTACTCGCATTACTCCCTGCTGGAAGTATTGCAAGGTTACAGGCTCCATACTTATGGTACGCAGCTTAGAAAACGTCTTCGGGACGAAGATAGTACGAGAGACTCGCACTAAGTCCGTTCCCGGTTCAACAGGGTAGTACTCTCTCCAAAAAGGACCTAATACTATTTTAAGGTATAGGTCTATATGAAGATTGAGATATTTGTCATAAATCGACAAACTACCCTCTGCGACGCTGCCGTTGCCGTGCATTGGAACTAGATTCTTGAAATCTAATGCCCTTAACCAGCATCGAAGGATTGAATTCAATCCGGCGATGAGGTCGGGGTTTTGGTCCAGTAGCACAGCACCAAGACGCGTTTCCGTACTTAGGTACAGGTCGATAGCTTTATCTTCAAGGCCTATGGCCTCCAGATTAAGCTTCTTTCCAAACCTCAAGTAAGGTAAAACGATCTTGAGCGTATCAGCTCTAACATCTGGACACTCAAAAAATGACACCAAGAGAGGTGAAATTGGCGCTAACAAGCGTACCAATAAATCATCTTGGTTAGGATGCTGGGTGGTTATGGTCCCTTTAAAGGATCCGTAATCGCTTACCGAACTACTGATTAGGTAGTCGGCGACATCCTGACAGATAGTTAGGACATCGACAAGATCGCCAAAACGTAGTCCAAGACAAAAGTTCTTGAGCCGCGCTAGGCGAGCTTCTTGTGGAGTGTCAAACTGATAAGTCACATCGCTAGCGAGGAAAAGCCAAGCTTCGAAGAACTGAGTTATCATAACTTGGTTCTTCTTAGAAGCCGGGGATCCCCCAACCAGGTGCATTTTGTTCAGCAATGTCTGAGACATGTTGAGTAAGTGTTCACGAAATGAGCTCTTATTTACCATGGTAAACCTCGTTCTGGAGGATCCCCTGAATTGTAGGAAGCTTGTTAGCCCTATAATTCAGGCGGGGTCACAGCACCCTTCATTAGCTGCGCTAATCGAGTGGTTGTAACCACGTTCTCGCCATATAACGATGATAATAGTCTTGCTAATAGCGTTTCAACAACGCTGGCAGTAACTAACGCATCGTTAGGGGCCTTTACTACCAAATGAAGAGAGAAAGGGAGATCATAAATTTCTCCCGTAACTGATTCAGTTACTCTCCCAACTTCGGTTAGTTGAGTCACAAGGGAAAAGCCTTTTCGAGACGGGCCATAATAGCCTGAATCGATGCCAGACCCTTTGTAAATGTCGCTAACCTCGTTATATGCTATCCTGATTTTCTCAGGACAGTCATTCGACGAGTTAGTATTTACAATTTGTGACTCACCGGAAGATCGTTGCTTCTCAGCCCAGTCTTCGCCAAAGTTCAAATTGGCACGAACTAGGTTAAGTGTAGCAGGGCTTCCAAAGGCGGTATCACTGTAAGTGAACCCGAGAGATTTACTCATAAATTGTCCTCCAGTCTCCGAATAATTCGGAAGTCACTGTTACTTTAAAGGTAACAGGCGTGACCAAGCTGTCACGCTAGTGTGGGCACCTCAAAAGAATTTTGAGATGAGTAGCGCACTACCCTCGAGCGAATGCCCGAGTGGTGACGAAAACTTCAAGTCAAACGGGAGTGCTGGGAAAGTCTTGTGTAATGTACGCGTATAAGTCGTAAGCTTAACTGGTGGCCAAATGCTACCAGCTAAGTACCGTGAAGGATCGACACTTACTTCATTTTTCTGTGAAAGTAAGAGGGAATGCAAATCGTAGAGATTGGTAAAGAAGGAATACTTTTCCCACTTTACTAAGTCTCCCGTATTTACAAACCAATCCACCACGAACGAATATGGGATTAACTCCCAAATATTCGTGACATCTATTCCAATATCCAAGGATTGGAGAAAGAGGAATAGTATCTCAACCAAATTATTTGGTTGAGTGCGCGTCTGGAGATTTGCTTTGGCATTGCTCTTTATAGTAACGGTGTTACCGTAAAGAGAAGCGGTGGCGTACGAAGTACCATACTTCGTTTGGGGTTTAGAAAAACCCTCGGCGAGCTGCCTCATTGTATAGTCACGCAAAGGCGATAGTTTCTCAACTATCTTCTTCGTGTCAGAATACTGGGGCGAAACGCCGTAAGACCACCACAGAAATAAG